CAACTGCAATACCTGCCGCCCGAGTTCCGGCAGGACTATGGCCTGACCCGCTATCGCGCCTCGGCGCTGATGACCTTCGGCTTCAACAAGCGCGAAATCCGCCAGCTCGTCGGCCGTGCCAGCCCGGACATCGGGAGGGCGGCGTGAACCATGTCGCGGAAGTCGCATCTGCACCCGACCAGGTTTCTGACCGTGCACGCCTCTGGCACCCACGCTTCGTGCCCTGCGCCGTCTGCCTGCGTCCCGCGCAAGGCTTCGGCTTCTTCAACCCCGCCAAACCACGCCCCCGCAAGCATCGCTGGTTCTGCTCGATGCCCTGCCAGGCATGGTTCGCGGCCCGCCATCGAAAGGGACTGACGATGCAGGGAACGACCGAGGAAGAGCGCGCGGCCATCGCGCAGGTGATGAAGCGGCTGGGCCAGACGATGGACCGGATCGGCTGGGACAAGCGGCTCCGCGATCTTACAGCGGCCGACGTCACCACGCTGATCGAAGAGGTGCTCGAGGGCTATGGCGCCGAGATGTCGCGCATCGCCGCCACGGCGGAGGTGCCGTTCTGATGCTGGACTACAATCACCGCCTTGGTATTGCCGAACGCGTCAACGCTGCCATCGATGCCGCGCTCATCGCCGAGCGCGAGGCCACGCCACCCCGAACCTATCTCGGCGCATCCCGGCTGGGCCATGCCTGCGAGCGCGCGTTGCAGTTCGAATTCGCGGGCGCGCCCAAGGACGAAGGTGCGGATTTCGGCGGTCAGACGCTGCGGATCTTCGAGATCGGCCACCAGCTCGAGGATCTGGCCATCCGCTGGCTGCGCGCGGCCGGGCTCGACCTCTACACCCGCAAGGGCAATCGCCCCGATGGCGAGCAGTTCGGCTTCTCTGTCGCGGGCGGCCGCATTCGGGGTCATGTCGACGGGATCATCGCCTCTGCACCCGCGCTGTTTGGCATCGGCACTCCCGCGCTCTGGGAATGCAAGACCATGAACGCGAAGAACTGGCGGGCCTGCGTCAAGGACGGGGTCGCCGTCGCGAAGCCAGTCTATGCCGCGCAGATCGCGCTCTACCAGGCCTACATGGAAGGGGCAATCCCCGGCAGCTCGGCCCATCCGGCGCTGTTCACGGCGATCAACAAGGACACGGCCGAACTGCACCACGAGCTTGTGCCCTTCGACGCAGGGCTCGCGCAGCGCATGTCGGACCGGGGCGTCCGGATCCTGCAGGCGACCGACGCGGGCGAGCTGCTTCCCCGCATCGCCACCAATCGTGACTTCTTCGAATGCCGGTTCTGCCCATGGGCTGCGCGCTGCTGGGGGCTGCCTCGATGACCGAAGACAACGTCATCCACTTCAGCCCGTGGCAAGATTTCAACGACGCCCCGACGGCCGAAGATCCGTTTGGTGTGGAGCCTGACCCGGTCCAGATCGCGACGTTCCTTGATGTCGTGTTCGGCTGGTGTGAGGGCCAGATTCCGGTCCGAGGCTTTGTCGACATGGGGCAGGGCAAGGAGGGCCGGCCGCACAACGTCTGGATCGACGCTGACGCCACAGCACCGGGCAAGCTTGCGACCTTCGCCAACTGGGCCTGGCGCGAAGGGGCCGCCGTCTACGTGATACCCGGCACAGTCGCCGGGGCAGGACAGGCCAAAGCCGCCGAAGTCCTGCAAATGCAGGCACTGGTCGTTGATCTCGACGCGGGCGACATCCCCGCCAAGCTCGCCCATCTGCTGCGCCATCTGGGTCAACCCACCCTGATCATCGAGAGCGGCGGGCGGACGCCCGAAGGTGCCAGCAAGCTCCATGTCTGGTGGAAGATGACCGAACCCGCCGAGGGGGTGGCGCTGGCCAGTCTTTGCCGCCTGCGGGGCGAGATTGCCCTGAAGGTCGGCGGCGACACGCATTTTCGGTCTGCGCATCAGCCGATCAGGGTGGCAGGCACCGTCTATCACAAGCATGGCAACCAGCGCCTGGTGCAAATCCGCGAGCACCACTCCGTCGAGGTCGATCTCGACGAGTTCGCAGAGCGCGTGTCCGAAATGCCGCCTTTGCCGGGGGCCGGGATGGTCGCCAGCGGCAGTGTCACCCCGGACAAGCCCCGCCTCGACGATGTCTTGGTGACCCCAGTGCGCGAGGGCGGGCAGGACGACTGGTCCCGCTTCGAAGGCGCATCGGCCGCGATCGGCCATTTCATCCGCATGGTCCACGAAGGCCGGATGTCGAAGGACGAGGGCTGGCAGGCGATCTGCGGCTACAATTCCGCGATGCTCCGGCCCTCCTGGCCGATCGAGCGCCTTCAGCGCGAGTCCGAGCGGCTCTGGGATCTGCATGTCCAGAAGAACGGGCCGCCGCTGGTCCGCCTAGAAAGCGCAGCGCCTGCGCCCAGTGAAATGCCCACCTTCACGCTTGGCGCGCTGCTGGACGATACCAGCCCGATGCCCGAGGACATAATCGCGCCCCGTGTGCTCACGCCGGGCGGCCTGCTGGTGCTGGGTGGTGCGCCGAAGGTCGGCAAAAGCGATCTGACGATCAGCTGGCTCGTGCACATGGCCGCCGGTCAGCCCTTCCTGGGCTTCACCCCGCCGCGCCCGCTGCGGGTGTTCTACCTGCAGGCCGAGATCCAGTATCACTACCTGCGCGAACGGTTGGGCCAGATCGCGCTGCCCGCCAAGGTTCTGGCCGCCGCGCGCGAGACCTTCGTGGCGACGCCCAAACTGAAGCTGCTGCTAGACGCCGAGGGCAGCATGCGGGTGGCGCGCGCCATTCAGGCGGCCTTTCCGGATGTGGGCCCAGACATCATCTGCATTGACCCGATCCGCAACCTCTTCGACGGCGGTCCGGATGGTGGCGGCGAAAACGACAACACCGCCATGATGTTTTTCCTCAAGGACCGGGTCGAGGTGCTGCGGGATTATATCAACCCCGCCAGCGGGGTGATCCTGGTTCACCACACGCGAAAGCTGTCGAAGCAGCAGCTGAAGGACGATCCGTTTCTCGCCCTGTCGGGGGCCAGCGCGCTCAGGGGCTTCTACACCTCCGGCCTGATCCTGCACCGGCCGGATGAGGATGCACCGGAGCGCAAGCTCGAGATCGAGCTCAGGAATGGGCCGGCGCTGCCCTCGAAGCTGATCGACAAGGTTGGCGGCCAGTGGGTCGAGATCAACCCGATGAACGAGCGCCTGGTCCGCGCCGAGGTTGGCGCGAAATACGACGCCGAGCGCGTGCGCAAGCAGGAGGTGATCCTCTCCATCCTGCTCGAGGAGGCGACCGAGGGGCGGCTCTACACCGTCAACCAGTTCGCCGAGGTCTTCGAGAACAAGGGCGGTCTGGGCGGCAAGGATGCCATCCGGGACCGGATCGCCGTGCAGGCCACCAAGGGCGCCGTCAAGTTCGTCCGCAACGCGGCGCCCTATGGCCTTGGGCCCTCACGCTCGCGCTTCGGCTACCTCTGCGTCGAGGGAATGGTCATGCCCGCTGGCGGCGAGGAGGTCGATCCAGAGACCGGCGAAGTGTGCCCCGCACGCGTTGCGGTGCTGCCCACCCATTACAAGTCGCCCCAGACCGGCGCGCTTCTCGAGGTCGAAAACCCGCATGTCTGGGTCTATCCGGAGGGGGAACGGCCATGATCACCCCCGATACCTGCTTTGCGCTGAATTGCGCAGAGGCCAGTTTGAACCAGATTGGCCATCTCACCGAAACTGCCTCGCCATCCCCACGCAGGACCACGCAGGGGCCAGCTGTGACCAGTTTCGGCCCGCTTCCGAAACTGCCCCCGCAGGATTGCGAGGATGCCGCAAAGGCTACGCTGCAACCAGTTTCGGCAGGACCGACCGAAAACGACCTCCCGAAACTGGAATTCCCGTTTCCTGTCAGTGTCTTGATGCGTGTTCGAAGTTTCGGGGGTGAAACCACCCCCTACGGGGGTGGGGAGAACGCCGCAGGCGGGTTCTCCCTCGCCCACCCCCAGGGGGTTCGCGCGCGGGGCCTGTCACTGGTCCGATCACCCGATCCGACAACGGCAGTCCGCATCTTCCGCAGCATTCACCCGATGTCACCTTCCAACGAGCAGCCAACCAGAAGAGGAGACCACTCATGGCTGACCTGTCCTTCGCCACTCAACCCCATGTGGCCATCCCCGATCTGCCCACCGCCGTTAGGTCAGGCCGCACCCTCTTGGCCCTCGATCTCGGCACCACGACGGGATGGGCGCTGCACGGCCTTGATGGGCTGATCACCAGTGGCACCGTCTCCTTCCGTCCCGGTCGCTTCGACGGCGGCGGCATGCGCTATCTGCGGTTCACCAACTGGCTGGGCGAACTCGACCGGCTATCCGGGCCCATCGCCTCCATCTGGTTCGAAGAGGTCCGTCGTCATGCCGGCACCGACGCCGCCCACGTCTATGGCGGGCTGATGGCCACGCTGACCGCATGGGCGGAACTGCGGGGCGTGCCCTATGAGGGTGTCCCGGTCGGCACCATCAAGCGCCACGCCACCGGCAAGGGCAACGCCGACAAGGCGGCGATGATTGCTGCGGCCCGGGCGCGGGGGTTCAGCCCGGCCGATGACAACGAAGCGGATGCGATCGCGATCCTGTTCTGGGCGCTCGAGACCAAGGGGGGCCTGCAATGACCGGGATGCGTTTTGCACCGAAGGGGTATGGCGGCCGTCGCCGGAATCCCGATGAGGTCAAGCGTGATGGCTGGCGCGAACAACGCGTGTTGGCCGTCGCCCTCGACGATCACCGCCTGACCTGGCCCGAGCGGGAACTGGTGCGCCAGCTGGGGGAGAAGCTTTATGGTCCAGCTGCGACTGGGCGGGAGGTGCAGCGATGACCGTCTGGACCCCCGCGCTGGTCGAGGAACGCCTGGCCGAAGCCGCCTTCGTCCTGAAGCGTCTGCCCGAGCCCCGCAGGCAGGGTTATTTCAGCACCTGGCCCGCGGTCCTGCACAGCTTTGGCGACAAGGTTGGGCAGGAACCCAAACCGATGCGCGTGCTTCCCTCGCCGCAGGCGATCAGCCGTATGGAAGAAACGCTGACTTGGACTGCCTGCCTCGAGCCCGTGGACGGTCGCATCGTCTGGATGAAAGCCCATGGGGAGCGGTGGAAGGAGATCTGCTGGTCCGCGGGGCTGCACCGGTCGGCCGCGCACCAGCACTGGCAATTCGGCCTCGCGGTGATCGCCCTCACTCTCAACAAGCGGCGGTTCAACCGCAACCTGTCGAAGCAGAGGGTGATCGACCTAGCCAGTGACGCGTAACCCTGCGTTCCAGATAGAAAATTGTCCGGCGGACAGTTTTCGAAGGGACAGAAAGCCCTCTCCCGGGCTAGAAAGTTGATATGCTCGGGAGAGGAGCGCGCGGAGCAGGAGGCAACTGGCTTCCGGTATCCAGCGGGAGTCCGGCCGGGGTCCAACCCGAGGGAGTTTCCGGTTCCTTCCGGGCAATATTCGTATGCTGGCGGGCGAAGCGCGGCACATCGCTAGCGACAGGGCCGGATTTTTGGGAAGCCACCCGGAAGCCAGCGCCGACTAGACCCGCCTGAAACACTGCAAATTCAAACCCTTGATGCTGGACACCCCTGGTGGCCGCTGGACCCCGCTTGGAGTCCAGTCTGGACCCCGGAGTCCGAAAGCCGGGGGTATCCACCCTGATCCGAGGAATGCCCCCCCCGATGACGCTGAGCTTTGCCCCGGATCGGATCGCGATGTGGCCGCTGGCGAAACTCCAGCCCTACGCCCGCAATGCGAAGGCGCATGGCGCGGATCAGGTCGCCAAGATCGCGGCTAGCATGGCCGAGTTCGGCTGGACGGTGCCCTGCCTCGTCGCCGAAGATGGCGAGTTGATCGCGGGGCATGGCCGGGTGCTGGCTGCAACTCAGCTGGGGCTGACCGAAGCGCCGGTGATCGTGCTTGGGCATCTGACCGAGGCACAGCGGCGGGCATACCGGATCGCGGACAACAAGCTGACCGAACTCGGCACCTGGGATGAGGCGCTGCTGTCGGCGGAGCTGAACGACCTCTTGGCCGAAGATTTTGACCTGTCGCTGGTCGGC